ACATGGACTGAGGTAAATAAAGGAGTTTCTAACATTTGGACAGAAGTTGATAAGGCAGCTTAAAAAGGGTATAATACGAAATTATGGCATCAACATATTCATCAGATCTTAAACTAGAACTTATGGCCACCGGCGAGAATGCCGGTACATGGGGAACTAAAACAAACACAAACTTAGAACTTGTTCAACAAGCAATTGCTGGTTTTGAACAAATATCTCTTTCTAGTGGTTCTACTACAACTTTAGTTATGAGTAATGCATCTATTTCTACTGCTAGAAATATGGTAATTAAATTTGCAACTATTACCTTATCTGGTGCAACCACAGTAACCATACCAGACTCTATAGAAAAATTTTATATATTTGATTGCAGATTAATTACTAATCCAACAAACCTTACTATTAAAACTGCGTCAGGAACAGGATTTACAACAGATGCTTCAAAAATTTATGCAGCATATGCAGATGGTACAAATTTAAATGAAGTATCACTAGATACATTAGGTGGTACAATAGGCACAGCTGGAATTGCTGATGATGCAGTGACTAGCGCAAAAATTGCTGATGATGCAGTAGTAAGTGCAGCCATCGCTGATAATGCTGTTTTGACTGTTAACATTTCTAATGCAAATGTGAGCACAGCTAAAATTGCTGATGATGCAGTAACTGCTGATAAGTTACAAAGAAAATTTACAATTAGTACATCTTCCCCATCAGGAGGTAGTGATGGAGACATTTGGTTTAAATATTCATAGGAGTTTAAATGGCTAATACCTATGGCAAAGTATCAGGAACATTCCAAGAGATAGAAAACGCTTACGGCAAAGTATCAGGCACTTGGCAAGAAGCAGATGAAATCTATGCAAAAGTATCGGGCACTTGGCAATTAGTATTTGCAGCTTTTACACCTGGTTCAATTCAAACACTAAGTTCTGGTTCGGGTACATTTACAGTGCCTGATGGTGCTAATGCAATTCACATACAAGCTGCTGTTGGTGGCGGAGGTGGTGCTGCAGGTGGTGTAAGTTATGATAAAGCAGGTGGAGAATCTGCAGGTGCAGGAGGTGGTTCAGGTGCGTACATATCTGATAAAATATTTTCTGTCACAGAAGGTGAAACGTTATCTTATTCGATTGGTGGAGGAGGGGCTCCAGGAAATCAAACTTCTAATTTTTCTCAACCAAGAATAGCATCCGCAGGTACTAATACTACTTTATCGGGATCTTCGACTGGAGCTGTATTTACACTTGGTGCAGGTGGTGGATCATCTGGAACAGGTGGTGGAGTACAAGGGCCTTTAAGAACTAACACAAGAGGTAGTGCGGGAAGTACATCTATATTTCGCACGGCAATTACCTCCGGTAATTTTAGAGACAGTGATGGAACGACTAAATCTGTTACTACAAATACATCGGGACCAAGAGCTTCTTTTAATCAATCAGGTAATGGTGCTCAAGGTGATTTAAGTGGTTCAGGAAACTGTAGTGGTGATAACTGTAGAATAAGTGGTTTTGATGGAGGAGACTCTTATGCAGGTGCTATATCAGGAGGGTCTGGTGGCTCTTCTTCTGGATCAGGTACAGCAGGATCTGCAGGAACTCGTGGATCTGGTGGTGGAGGTGGAGCCGCACAAGTAACTGGTGGTGGTGCTACAAACGGTGCTGCAGGTGGAAACGGAGAAATAAGATATAGATTCTTACGAGTAAATTAGTATAGTGCCATATGGCAAATATATCTAAATGGTTTGGTTATCCAATATATATAACTAAGTTAGAAAACTTTGAAGAAATTAATAAAAAAATTGTACCCATAATATTGAGAGATATTACTCCAACCAATTCTCAATACTCAACAACAACAGACATAAAACCAAAAGAATTACAAACCATTGATGATAACCTTCATTCAGATATAAGGTTTAAAGAATTATACAATGAATTATCAAAAGTAATACAAGATTGTTTGTCAGCACAAAAGTATAATTTAGATTTGCTTGAATCCTACATCACAAAGTCTTGGGCAACTCTATCAGTCAAAGATCAGTTTATATCTTATCACAGACACATGAGTAGTCATTTTAGTTTTGTCTACTATCCTCAAGCTTATGAGCAAGGTAATATTTTTATACTTGATGATGATGCGCATAAAGTTGGTTTAAATGTACCTAAAAGAGATCCTTATTTTACAGAGTGGAACCAAAGTAATTATGGTAAAGCTGAGTATCCTGCTGAAACTGGTAATGTAATTATATTTCCATCTATGATGTTTCACGAAACAGGAAAGAATACAAAAGATGTACCTAGAATATCGATATCAGGTGATATAATGTTAACTATGAAAGAAGGTATTAAATCTGAACATAATATACCTTCCCCTGCGACTTGGATGAAGCTATAAAATGATGTAAAATGGCTTATGCCTTTAACAAACGTAACTATTCGACCAGGAATAAATAAAGCAGATACCCCATCAGGAGCAGAAGGACAATGGATTGATGGAGATTTTGTAAGATTTAGATATGGCCAACCAGAAAAAATAGGTGGTTATACAGCCATTGGTCAAGAAACAATTGCAGGACCAACTCGTGCACAACACACTTGGACAGATCTAGAGGGTAATAGATATGCAGCACTTGGTACTTCAAAAGCTTTATATATTTATTATGAAGATAAATTTTATGACATCACCCCTTTAGCAACGGCTATAACAGGTGCAACTTTTACATCAACAAACGGATCAAATACTGTCACTGTAAATAAATCTACACATGCTTTAGATGTTGGAGAGTATGTAACTTTTACTTCTGTAAGTTTACCTGGTGGTGGAGCAACAGGTTACACAACAGCAGATTTTCAAGATTTTACTTATGAAATTTTAACTGTTCCAAATACAAATAGTTTTACAATTCAAATGAAAACAAATGAATCTGGTTCAGGTATGACTGCAGCTGGATCTGCAAGTATTAATCCTTATGAAGAAATTGGTCCAACAATTCAAACATACGGTTATGGATGGGGTACAGGTACATGGAGTAGAGGAACATGGGGTTCTGCTACAACTAGTTCTACAGTTATACTTGATCCTGGAACATGGTCATTAGATAATTTTGGACAACAACTAATAGCAACAGTAAAAGATGGTAAAACATTTACTTGGAATCCTGGTGTCTCGAATCCTTTAACGGTTAGGGCTACAGTTATGACAGGAGCCCCAACAGCATCAAGATTAACAATAACTTCAGACAGAGATAGGCACGTTGTTCATTTTGGAACTGAAACAACTATTGGAGACTCGACTACACAAGATCCAATGTTTATTAGATTTAGTGATCAAGAAAACTATAACGTTTATCAACCGACATCAGTAAACACAGCTGGAACATTTAGACTTGATACAGGTAATAAAATTGTAGCTGCCGTATCTGGTAAAGACTATAATTTAATTTTGACTGATCAAGCTGCGTACACAATGCAGTTTGTAGGACCACCATTTACTTTCTCAATAAGACAAGTTGGTTCTAACTGCGGATGTATTGGTCAACACGCAACTGTATACGCAGATGGTAAAGTATTTTGGATGGGAGCAGGTGGAGGATTCTTTGTATTTGATGGTACAGTTAAATTACTTCCGTCACTTGTTGAAGACTTTGTATTCACGACCACCGGATCAAATGTAGGTATAAATTATTCTTCAAATGAAATTATTTACGGGTCTCATAATTCATTATTTAATGAAATTGTTTGGTTTTATCCTTCAGGCACACCCCTAGGAAACCCTGCTGTTCAAAATAATAGAGCTGCTGTTTATAATTATGTAGAAAACACGTGGTCTGTAATGTCACTTGCAAGAAGTTCTTATGCAGATGCTAGTACATACGATGTACCTTATGCAACTGAATATTCTTCAACTGGTACTCCAACAATTTCTAATTTAAGTGGAGCGACTAATACCTTTGGAGCAACTACTTATTATGCACATGAGGTAGGTAATAATCAAATATCTTTAAATGGTACTGAGACTGCAATTCCAGCATATATACAATCAGGTGATTTTGATTTACCAACTGAAGGAGATGGTCAATATATGTTAAGAGTAAGCAGGTTTTTACCTGATTTTAAAAATTTACAAGGAAATGCAGTAGTAACCATATTCTTAAAGAACTTTCCAATTGACTCAGGAACCTCTTCACAATTAGGACCTTTTACTATAAACTCATCTACAAGTAAAATTGATACAAGAGCTAGGGGACGATTGGCTAATTTAAAAATACAAAACACAGCAGTTAATGAAACTTGGAGATTTGGAACTTTTAGGGCTGATGTGAATATTGACGGAAGAAGATAATGGAACAACTTGGTATTAAACCTTTAATTGATGAAGGAACAACTTTACCTGATTTTAGAACCATGGGCAGAAATGTAATAAAAAATGTTGCTCTTAATAAACTGGGTGAAAAAATAGGATTAGAAGCTTTAGGATCTACTGTATTTGGTACTGCCATAAACCCGTTAGTTGGTATTTCTGCATTAACTGGGAGGTCTGGTTTAATATCTAACTACTTAGAAAATAAAAGAATGCAAAAACAAGTTATGGCTGATCAGAGAAGAAACGATATACAACAAATTCAACAAAGACTTAATAATCAAGGTTCTTCTGAGGGTGATAGAGGAAGAGGAGATGGACCTGGTGGAGCAAACCAAAGCGCACCAAGTAGTCCATCTAGAGGTGGTTTTGATTCTTCAGAAAGAGGCGGAGCTTTGCATGGCTAAGATAAATGTATATGTGCCCGAGCCACCAGCAGAATATTCAACAGAGGGTTTTAGACAGATTAACCAAGCCATAGCTACTGTTGAAAATCAATTAAACACTTCTTATCAACAGGACTTGAAAAACGAACAAGATTCATTTAATTATTTCATGCAATGACAATAAGATATAAAAGCGAAACATTTAATTTAACAACAACAAACGTTACTCCTATATTAACGTGTCCTATTGATGCAACAATTATAGTTAAAAGTTTACAAACTGTTCACGATACTGCTAGTAATGTAGACACTCATGCTCTAGTAACTAAATCAGGAGGTTCAGCTGTTAAAATTTCATATGAGGAATTGAATAAAGCAACTGCAAATATGGTCAAAGGCTCTTTAAATCTAGAAGCCAGTGATGTTTTATCAATGCAAGCAGGAGCAGCAAATGAAATTACAGGAGTTGTTAGTTACGCTTTAATAGATCGCTCACAAGAAAATGGCTAAAAAATTTAAAGATTTTGTTCAAAGAGATAAGCCTAGGAAAAGACCTAGAAGACATGTGAAGAGCCCTAATAAAAAAAAGAAGTTGCAACACAATAAAAAATACAATAGACAAGGACGTAGACAAAAATGAGTGATTTAATAAAAATACCTGCAGAAGCAAAAGAAATAGTCAAACATAAAAGGACGGGTAAAGTCTATGCTGATAAAGCTGAGTTTGATGCTGATGTTGCTGATCCCAATACTGATACTACTGTGGATGACTTTAGACAAGACCTTGAAATCAAAGTTACTAAAGTTACTATGGGGGCTGCCACTAAAAAATAATGCAACCTCGAGGAGCAACAGAAATCCAAATGGAGATGCTCCATAAGCATGTTTCCAAAGAATTACTAGATCAAGTACAAATTTGCACATCAATACCAGGTAAAGTACCAATAGACCCAGATAAACTTAATATTCTTTGGCAAAAAAATTCTTGGGATCAACCTAACTTACAAAAATTTTTTAAAGATAAAGAAAGACACAAAGAGTATGATTGGTATGTTTTTAACAGTCATTGGAATTATGAAAAATTTAGATATGCTTTTGATATACCCACTGAAAAATCTATAGTAATAAAAAATGGTATAGACAATTTCCCAATAAGAAAAAAATACAAAAGAGGAAGTCCTATAAAACTTATACATCATTGCACACCTTGGAGAGGTTTAAATGTATTATTACGTGCTATGCAAGATATTGAAAACCCTAACATAAAATTAGATGTTTATAGTTCATGTAAAGTTTACGGATCTGAATTTGAAAAAAACACTGAAAAAGATTTTGAAGCACTATATGAACAAGCTAGAAAATTACCAAATGTAAACTACATTGGTTATAAACCAAATGAATATATTAGAGAAGTAATGCCTAGCTATGATATGTTTGTATATCCATCTATATTTGAAGAAACATCATGTGCATCAGCTTTAGAGGCTTTAGCATCTGGTGTTCACGTAATCACTAATAACTTTGGAGCTTTGTATGAAACATGTGCAGAGTGGCCCGTATACATTAATTACTCTACAAATTATGAACAAATGGCACAAGATACTGCAGGTGCAATTAATATAGCAGCTGATTATCTACATGAGGGTTTTATGCAAGACCACCTGGAGGAGCAACAAAAGTTTTACAAAAGATTTTATAATTGGGAGAAAAAGGGTATGGAATGGACAAACTTTTTGAAAGGAGCTTTGCATGAAAGAAACAGTAAATGAAGACACCTACCAAACTTTGAAAGAAGTCGAAGTCACACCATACGAAAAAGCTACTCTTCCAATGTGGAAACCGGACACCGGACAAAAAGAAACAAAGAAAGTGAGTAAATCAAAATATAGTTTGATGATTTGTACGCCTTGTCATAGTGATGTAACTATGCATTACACACAAGCTTTATTAGAACTACAACAACTTTGTATTAAAAAAGGAATTAAAATTACATTTACTTTATTAAAATCGTCTTTAGTAACTCAAGGAAGAAACTTATGTACTTCAGCTTTTTTAGAATCTAGTTGCACACATATGTTGTTTGTTGATTCAGATATATATTTTAGAGCGGAATCAATAATTAAAATGTTAGATATAGATAAAGAATTAATATCAATTCCTTACCCTCTTAAAACTATGATGTGG